CTTTCGGGCCCGCGAGCGCCTTTTAGGCACTCTACCCTCGTCCCTCAAGCGGGAGCCATACTGATGCCGCAAGTTCCACGCACTGAATTTTCGGTGTTGAACACTTTCCCTGTTGGGCAAGTGTCCAATCCGTCGTTCATTGCGCAGTCCATGCGGCGTTCTACGCTTTTGGCCTCCGAAGGCCACCGCAGGCTCCGTAATGGAGCCTGGAGTGGTGGTGGTCCATTCTGCGTCGTGAGGCAAACTCTGCTTCACTCCGGAGATGGGATCACTGACGCCCAGTACGGCGATTTTCACTTTGGACCGTTCCATTATGGAACGGTCAATGGTGGATTGGGGTACTCTGTACCCACCGCCGCACCGGTCCAGTGGAATCATCCGTCGTACCAGGACCTCGCTACTGATACTTATCAGTACGTGGCCACTGGTTACGCGCGGACGAGACCAGGCAATCCTGTAGCGAGTCTCGGGCAGTTCTTAATTGAACTGCGCGATCTCCCGCGCATCCCTTTTGGGGGTGCTCTCGGGAAGAGGAGAAGAAAAGGACGCTTTCCAAGCGTCTCAATCTATCCTCTCCATGAGATACCGGGTCGCCTCCTTACTAGACTGAAGGATTTTCGGAGCTTAGGCTCCGAATATCTGAATGTCCAGTTCGGCTGGAAGCCTTTTGTCTCTGATCTGCGAAAGATGTATAATCTTTGGCAGACCATTGACAAGCGAATGGCGCAACTCGTTCGTAAGAACGGGAAGTCGATCAATCGCAAGGCTACGTTGGAGGACGAGACGACAACAGATTTCTCCACGGATTCATATCCTGGAGCATGGCATTGGATCCCTGGTGCCTTCTACTTGACAGGCAACTCGGGATCCAGTACGTTGTCGGCTCAGCGTACGACGAAGACCAAAGTCTGGTATAGTGCGAATTATCGCTACTATATCCCTGACATTGGCTCGTCGCAGTGGGACCTAAGAGCTCGCCTCGCGCTATTCGGTGCGTTACCAACGCCCGAATTGCTTTGGGAAGTTCTTCCTTGGTCGTGGCTAATTGACTGGTTCAGCAATGTTGGAGATGTTATCTCTAACATGTCGCCGAATGCAGTCGACAATCTCGTCCAAAACTACCACTATACGATGAAACATGTCACCACCACAACGGTGTTGACAAGTACATCGCATCAAGTGGGAGTTGACTTCCGTGAGTATGGCACATGGTATTGGCCTACTCTGGATGTCGAATGCCGATCGGCTCTTACAGAAGAGTCGAAAGTGCGGGACGGGACTGGTAACCCGTTTGGAGTGAATGTTACACTGTCGAGCCTTACGCTCTATCAGGGTAGCATTCTCGCTGCTTTGGGTATTTCCCGAAGCAGGGTGCGGTGAGTCTAAACTCACAGGCACTCTACAAACAAACTGAGAGGAGAGTCGACGTGCTTGCCGATCCCCAGTCAGTGACCTATGCTTCCGTCAGCAAGAGTCTTCCTGCCATTGGCAGGACAGACACCCAGTCCGAGTACCGACTGGATGATGGCAACGGTACGGTCTATGACCTTACCGTGTCTCACCAGTTCAAGGCTCGGAACCGGGTCGTTGCCCGTCTTCGCCGGGATACCGTCGTGACTAACGCTCTCGCTCCGGCAACTTCGATTGCCGCCAGCGCGACCGCTACGTTCACGATCGATTTCCCGACCTCGGGTCTTACTTCGACTGATGCCCAGAACCTCGGCAATGCCTTGGTTGGCTGGTTGTCGTCGAGTAACATCCTGAAGATGGCAAACGGAGAGACGTGATTGTTTCACGTCGTCCAGCGCGAGCTGGAGCTACACTGGCTTAGGAACTTACCTAATCGGTAAGCACCCTGGACACTTGCCCCAATTCAAATTGGAGGTAGTGTGAAAAGCCTTGTAGAACTCCTCGAACTCCTCGTACTTGATTGTGCGAGGAAGAGTGGCGCCCCTCTGTCACGCGACGTTGTAACGTTGCGCGACAGGGTCAAACACGAGGGAGATAGTTTTATAACTATCACCCTACCTTCCTTTTGCTCGGACTTCGAGAGAAGTCTTAGCCTTGGGAAGATTGCTCCTGGTGCGTTTCTTTCCTTTGGAAAGACACACACCGGAATTCCTGAATTTCTTCAGGGACTCCTGCGCAAGGTGTTTGACCAGAATGGCTGCCTCTTGGCAGAACCCTCCATTGACTGCATTCGATCCGTGAGGCAAATTTGCCTTTTCGGAAAGAAGATCTTGCGCCCATGCTCTGACGAGCGTGAGCAAGATGCAGTGGAGCGTTACTGCCAATGCGAAGACGATGTCCGTGAGCATCTTGGAGGAGACACCTTACTCGGTGTTTTTGAGGAAGTGGCGGAAGTCATTATGACTTCCTTCCCACTTCTTCAGGAGGAGATCTTCATCGATCACCTCGCTCCCAAGCATGGTCCCGGGGCTACGAGAGAACACATTTCTGGTAACCAGAAGTGGGTCTTTCGTAGGTGGCATTCTCGCCTTGAGAATGTCGGCTTTAGCTATTTGCGATTCGGTAGAGCACAAGCCACGCGTGCGATGTCAATCGACACGCGTCAGCCGCTCTACGAGAACGCAGATGGCGAATGGGTCGACATCGGCGAACCGATGCCAGAATTCGTCGACCCCGAGCACGAAGAATCCGTAAGGATTGTATTCGTGCCCAAGACCTTGAAGACTCCTCGTGTGATCGCGGTTGAGCCTGTGTGCATGCAGTATGCACAACAAGCTCTGTCGCGTCTGCTTGAGAGGCAAGTGGAAACTTGTCCTCTGACGGCTGGTCACGTGAATTTTCGTGACCAAACCATCAATCAGGCTTTGGCGATGACAGCATCGAATGATGGCAAAACTGCCACGCTCGACATGTCAGATGCCAGCGATCGAGTCTCCCTGATGCATGTTCATGCGCTGCTGGACACAGTCCCGAAATTTCGGGAATGGGTCATGGCATGCCGGAGCACGCATGCGACACTTCCTAATGGTGAAAAGGTTCACCTTTCGAAGTTCGCGTCGATGGGGTCCGCACTCTGTTTTCCCATTGAAGCATTGGTGTTCTTTACGAGCATCATTGCTTCAAGGTTACACAGAGCCGGCGTAAGACCGACCAGGCAGACCGTCCATTCGTTTGGGCGGGCTGTCTACGTCTACGGTGACGATTTAATCGTCCCGGCAGACGAGGCGCCTGCGATTTGCGATGACCTCGAAGCCTTGGGCTTTAAGGTCAACCGGCGCAAGTCTTTCTGGACTGGGAAGTTCAGAGAGTCTTGCGGCTCGGATTGTTACGACAACGAGAAGGTTACACCTGTGTACCTTCGTCGTGACCTTCCGACAGATCGCGCGGACGTTTCCGGCATTCTGTCGTCGGTGTCCACCTGTAACCAATTATATTCATCTGGTTACTGGCGGACTGCGGCAGCCATCAGGAAGGCTGTCGAGCGACTTGTTGGGAAACTCCCACAGGTCCACGACGACGAGCCCGCAGTGGGCTGGAACCACCACAGCGAAGTGGTTCCGGTTCGGCGTTGGAATGAGGACCTGCAGCGTCTCGAAAAGCGCTGTTGGGTTCCTGTTCCCTCGCGTGCAGCTGACCCTATTGACGGGGACGCCGCACTTGCGAAGTGTTTCAGATTGATTGGCTCTCAAGAGCACATCGATCCGGAGCACTTGGAGCGCTCCGTCAGGCCCTACGGCCTGACTCTGAAAC